CTGGAAGACCATCTTCGATGATGTAGCCTCCCAGATGGGCGTGGCTGTGTCCTACTCCTACAATGCGGAGTTCGTGGACATCGCCAACGGCTTCAGCTTCGTCGGTCAGGCCAGAGACATCATGACCAAGGGTTGTGACTGCTGCGGACTCGTCTGGAGCCTCCAGAACGGAGTTATGCAGATCAAGAAACCCAATGATGTGATGAGCAAGGAAGTGTTCCTGTTGTCCCCGGACACCGGCCTGCTCGGCATCCCCGCTCAGGTCGTAGTTACTCAGTCTGAGGCTACGAATGAGAATGAGCTCGGTTGGGATGTGGAGTATTTCCTGAACGGAGCCATCCATGTTGACGACTATGTGAAAGTGGAAAGCGAGACAGTGACCGGCTATTTCCGGGTGTACTCGATTGATATGCAGGGCGACAATGTCAGCGGCGACTGGATTTGTAAGGCCCGCCTCCTGGAGGTGAAGGGATAATGATACAGGAGTTCGTACAGCAGATTAACAACTCCATCAAGAAGGAAATCCGTGGTATGCACACGGCAATGCCCGGAACCATCGTATCGTTTGACCCCGGCAAGATGCTCGCCACCGTGCTTCCTGGCATGAAGTTCAAGAAGCCCGACGGCAAGACGATTGACTACCCCCAGATCACCGGCGTTCCCGTGGTGTTCCCGCAGGGCGCAGGACAGCAATGCACTGTCGCTTTCCCGGTGAAGGCAGGAGATGGGTGCCTCATCGTAATTGCTGAGCAATCGCTCGATTACTGGATGTACGGGCAGGAGACAGCCACCGACCTCGCTTTCGATATGACCAACGCAATGTGCATCCCTGGCCTGTTCGCCACTCCAAATGCGGCGGTGCAGGCCGCCTGTTCTGCCAATGCGGTGGTCATCGACGCAAAGGGGACAAGGATAACCGTCAAGGGAGGCTCCGTAGAGATCGACGCCGCAGAGGTGAAGATAAACGGCAACCTGAGCGTGAGCGGATCTGTCCAGTCCGCCGGCGATGTGAACGGCTCTGGCGTCAGCCTCGCCACTCACACCCATACCGGCGACAGCGGAGGAAAGACCTCGCCTCCCGGATGATAAGGACACCGCCTGCGGGGCTCCAAGCGATTTCTGCGGCCTTTTGCGGCGGTCATAACTTTACCCTCCGAAGGATGCAAGGCATTTCCTGCGGCCGGTATTCTGATTTCTCAGCACAAAAACGAAAGGGGGAAATGCGATGTTAGACATCATGCTCAATGCAGATGGCGACATCAAAGTGTCGGCCACAGGCGATATATCCACGACGGAGAGCGTCCGTCAGGCGGTGCTGATTAGACTGCGGTGGATATACAACGAGTGGAGGCTCGGACCGGAGCTCGGCTTCCCCTGGTTTGAAGAAGTGTTCGTTAAGAACCCGAACACGGTCAAGATCCGACAGCTTATCAGAGATGAGATCATGAAGGTGGAGGAAGTCACCGCAGCGGAAGTCGTATCGGTCACATACGACCGAGCTCAGCGAGCGGCGACCTTCGTGTACACCTGCTCCGTCGGAGAGGCTGTCTTCAGGGAGGAGGTGACACTGTATGCCTGAATACGGATTGACCCCGAATGGGCCGAATATCAAGCGCCTCGATGTCATCATTGAGGACCTGCACAAGAACCTGTCTGAAAAGTGGGGCGTGAACACCCGGCAGAACCCGGAGTCGTTCCTGAACCACTTCCTGACGAATATCGCCGACCGGTGCGCTGAGCTCTGGGAGTTCGGCGAGGACATCTACTACGCCATGTACCCGGCATCTGCTGAAGGCCGAAGCCTGGACAATGCGGCGCAGTACGGCGGTTCTACCCGTGAGACTGCCGCCAAATCGTACTACCCCATCCACTGCACCGGCACGGACGGCACCACACTGGCTGCCGGCACGATGATCTCGTCCACCACAAACCCGACCACACAACTGAGCCTGACGAACCAGAAGAAAATCACCCGGAGTTCGTTCAATAAGGCCGGCATCAAAGTCGCCTCGGCGGAAGCCGGGGATGTCTACACCGCAGCCATCAATGGTGCGGTGTATTCTTTTTCCTCGCAGGAGGCAAACGCCCTCTCCATCCTCAGAGGGCTTGCGGCCGTCATCACCGAGGAGGGCTTTAGCGTTTCGGTCAATGAGACGGATGAGATCCTGAACCTGGAGGCGGTAGATCTGACCTCAGTAAACGATCTGGTTCTGTCCGAGAACCTGACCACCGACACTGTCACATCGGTCATTGTCTTCGGCACCGTAGAAACCGGAGACATCCTCTTGCCCGAGGGCGTCATCACGAACATCGTCAAGGCCGATGCCGGCCTTCTGAAAGTGGTGAACCTCTGCGGTTATATCGCAGGCCGGGACGAGGAAAGTGACGCAGAGTTCCGCCAGTCCTATGCGGACAAGATTTTCAACCGGTCCTCCAGAATGTTGGAGAGCATCCGCAGTGCGATCCTGAACAATGTGCAGGGCGTCACGAGCGTAGCTCCCTATGAGAACGCATCCCATGAGTGGGATGAATACGGCAGGCCGCCCCACAGCATCGAGATCGTTGTTGATGGCGGCGACTCCACCGAAATCGCTCAGCAGATCCTGGAGAACAAGGCTGGCGGCATCAACACCTTCGGCGATACGGCTGTGGTTCTCGCCGGCGCTTACGACGAGGACATCACGATCCGCTTCAACAGACCCACCACGATTTACACTTGGTTCCGCCTCGGCATCACCCTTAGAAAGAACGAGGCGATCCCGCCCAACTATGTCGATCTGCTTCGGGAGGTCGTGCTCAAGAACATCGAGACTCTGGACGCCGGTAGTGATGTCGTGCCGCAGGAGTTCATGTCTGAGCTCTATGCGGCCTGCTCTGGTATCAGCTACATCGACATAGGACTCTATACCACGGACGACCCCGCAGGGGAGCCTCAGAGCTACCCGGCCAGAAGTGCCGAGATTACGGCACGGCAGCGGGCTTACACGACCGAGGAAATGATCGAGGTGGCGATTGATGGTTGATTATGTTGCCCTGTTGAAAGCAGACCTCGTCGAACAGTTCAAAGGCAAGGCCAATATCGAGGCTCTTGCTGAAGTAGTCGGCGCTGAGCTCCAGCAAGTCTATGACTTCCTCCAACAGCTCCGAGACGAGCGTGATGTGTACACCGCCGTAGGCAAACAGCTCGACGGCGTGGGCAACATCGTCGACATGACCAGAATGGAGGCGGGCAAGCTCGCCGGCAACCCCATCCCATTCGACATCATTGATGACGACACATACCGGCAGTACCTCATCTACAAGATCCTGAAGAACAACAGCGATTGTACCTACCCCGAAATCATCAAGGCGTTCCGAATGTTCTGGGATCGGCCCCTGTACTACACGGAAGACCCGGAACAGCCGGCCACGATGATCTTCGATACCGGCGAGATGCCGGGAACGGTAGACACTACGCCGCTGTTCAGGACGCCCCTGATCCGTGCCGCCGGCGTCACGCTGAAGCTGTACGCCAGGACATCGACCCCGATGGACCCGGCAAAGGTACGCATCCTCAGTGGTCTCGGATTTGCAGTGACCGTAACTGGCCTGCCGATCATCGAGCGAGACTACGACTTCCAATCCAAGGTGTATGTGGCCTCGAACCACGGGACTGTATCGGAAGATACGCTTCCGGGATACGAGCGAGCATATAAGTTCGAGTTCAGCCTCGGTCTCGGGGCGAAAGCTCAGAGCGTCACCCATGACACGCTCCCGGTGCTGGAGCGGAACATCCAGTATGACGCCGCAATCAACAACGGGAGCGCAGTTCACAGCGTCATGGAGACACCCATCAACGGCATTGCGCTCCAGAATAATGCCTAAAAGGAAAAGGAGGAAACCCGAAAATGAGCTATTACGGAGGCACGATTACGGTCAAAGGCCGTAACCTTATCACCAGCCTTCTGGCCGGGGAAACCCTTGAGTTCACTCGCATTGTCGTTGGCTCCGGTGCCATGCCCGATGGCGTGGAACCGATTGACATGGAGGCTCTTGTTACCCCTGTGGCAGAGGCTGTCTCCACCATCCCCGTTGTGGAAAACGGGGAGATGTTCCTGACGGTCGAATACCGCAACGACCTCAACGGCGGCCTGAAAGAAGGCTTCTGGCTGAGAGAGTTCGGTATCTTCGCAAAGACCGCCAACAGCGATGAAGTGCTGTTGTACTACGCCACCCTCGGCGACAGTCCTCAGCCTGTCAACGCATATCAGGACAACCGCATCGACATCCGCCGCTATCCCGTGACCATCGCACTGGAGATTGATGCGAATGTACAGGTGTCCTACAATCCCGGCTCCTTCATTACGGCCGCAGAGGCCCAGGAGCTGATTGGCGGCATGGTCAATGAGGCTATGGCCTCGGTCGGCTCTGCTGTCATTGAGCGCATCGTAATTCCTGCCGAGGGCTGGACTTGGCAGGAGTTTGATGACGAGGAGATGCTCGACTGGATGGATGAATACCATCTGGTTCTGGAGGTGCCCTTTGCAAAAGCGAAGGAGGATCACTTCCCGAACATCGCCTTGGATAAATCCGCCCTGAATACCGCCAAGTATGCCGGCCTGTGTCCCACCATTGAGGCACTGGACGGCGTACTGCGTTTCTGGGCAAAGAATGAGCCCGAACAGGATATGACCGGAACTATCGCCCTGATCTGCGCCAGCAGTGGTGCAAGCACTGGCGGTGGTGGAACTGGCACCTATGTCCTGCCCGTGGCTACCAGCACCACCCTTGGCGGTGTTCGAGTTCAGGCTGGCTCCGGTCTGAACATCGACAGTAGCGGCAATCTGTCCATCGACGCCGCATCGGGTCAGCAGGCAGAGGATCTGTTTGAAGCTGAGCCTGAAGCCACGGAGTAATAGGGCTGAAAAGTCAAAAAAGTGAGGTGAAGAAGGAATGGCCGAAAACACCAACAAGGTCGTAACCCTGGAGACTCTGGGCGCCGCTGTCCAGAAGATCAAGCAGGATTACCCCACCCGAACTGAGGTCACTGAGGAGATTTCTCAGGAACTCGCCAACGCTGGCGGCAATGTTACCTATGCCACCGAGGAGGAAGTCCTGGCCCTGTTCGAGGACGCCGCTGCCGCTGACGAAGGCGGCGAAAGCACCACCTAACCCGCCGGGTCTACCCGGCTGAAAAGGCGGGAGGGGCGGTGTACCGGGCCCGCACCTTCTGAATAAACTCCCGGAGAAAAATCACTCACATTTTTAGGAGGAAACAAAAATGGCTACCAACATGAAACTGATTACCCTCGGCAATCTGACTACTTTCGCCAATGAGATCAAGGCCAAGTA